TCCTTTACGTCTAATGCGTGGTGGTTGCCTCCTATATACCCGAAGCGCACTTCATCGCTTGGCTTTCTCTCTACCTGCCAAGTCGGTACGCTGATGGCATTGGGGATGATTCGGATGTTGGTGTTATACTTCTTGACCTTTGAGGCAAGGTGCTTGTTTGTCACCCATACCTCATCAGCCGCTTTCATAGACCGCACAATTCGCGTTCTCATCTGCTCAACGTACAAGCCTTGCAGGGGGTGCGTAGGAGGCAGCACCCACCAGTCATCATTGTCAACGATTAGCTTGATGCCCTCCTTTCGGCAGAGCGTTACAAAGTCCTCAAATGGCTCTACTGGGAATGCACGGCTTGCAAAGATGTGAGTGACCTTCGGCCATATCTCTGGGTCAATATCCGTTATCTTCTCAATGAAAAAGACATCGGCATCCTTGTGGCATATCAAGGGGGCAAATGTCCTGTGGTGTGATACACCCGAGTTCTGCTTGTGGAACGCAAGTACAAATGGTCTATCCATTCTTACGCTCCAAAAACTTCACCCACATCCGAGCGGCAACTGCTCTGCGTTGGGGCTTGAAGGGGTAGGTGCTACGGAGCTGCGCCATTGCTATCCTCATAAATTGGTCTCGCATTACTCGTTGGTGTTAAAGGTTTCTTTTAATTGCTCGTATGTTGATTGTGAGGCTTCGCCCCAATACATTTCACACTTGCCGTTCTTATTTGGTACTCCAAAGAAAAACGATTGATACATTCCCGTTGGGGCGGTAAAGCGGTAGCAGGTTTCTTTGAGGGCGCAGCCCTCTCCTGTGCATTTAGTGATGTCGGTCATAACGTGCCAACTATGGTGTACGAATCCAAGTCCTCACCCAAGATGAAGAACTGCTTGTACATTTCAATAGCCTCCATAGTCTTGCGCTCCCCCTCTGCCACAAACTCGGGGCTAACTCCATAGATGCCTATGTCCAAACTTCCTTTGTCAATAGCGATAAAAAAGAACTTGTCAATCGGCACTCCAAAGAGTCGGGTGTAGATAAACGCTTGAACATTATAGCCATATTTTTGAGCTGAAAATGGGAAGGCGCGCAAATCTTGAGTACTTTTAATGTCTGCGAGAAAACCATCAGCGTAGATGTCAGCCTTCGCCCTAAAGGGCAGCCCGCCAATCATACCAATTCTTGGCACTTCAAACTCGCAACCAGTAAGCAGACCCAGTACGTTCTCATTACGAAGCAGCGCATCAGAAATCCTTTGAGCTTCGTTGTACTCCTTACGGGTACAAAGGTTGCGCTTGCCCTTAGCATCCTGCCAAGCCTTTGCGTTCTTGCTCTGGACTTCAATCACTTCGTAGTCTGCTACTTTGTGAGGCTCTAAAGTCATAAGGTGAACGAGTCTGCCTACTGCAAACGCATCGGATTCATCGCTGCCGTACTTCGTGACGTAGTGATACGTCTTTGGTGATGTAAGCAGCAGCTTACAAGCAGAGGAAGACAGGGCGTTCTTACCCAGTACTCCGTAGTAAAAGTCATCATCTTGCATCTTCTCAAGGATTGTCTCCATATCCCAAGTGCTTCCGTCTAAAAGTTCTATGATTTTCATTTTGATTGGTTTTGTTAATTAAATAAAGGTAAACAAATTTTTATATATAAATTTTATTAAAGCAATTTCATCTGAATTGTTGGTTGAAAAGAGGTATCGTATCGGTTGTTGGTTTCTTTTGGGTATGGCTTCGCATTAAACAAGGCCGACTTCATAATCTTGCTTCGCATCTTCGGTGCTGCACAGACATAAACATATCGGTGTTTAGGCTCTCGCCTCTCTTGATATAGTAGGTCTCCATACTTTTCCTTGAGTTTTGAGATGCGGTCTTTTTGAAATGCAAACTCATCCATCAGAGTACGACTATGAAGATGCTCCATACCCTTCACCTTCCAATCAAGTTGCGTGTGACTCAATCCTGTGTAAATAAAGTTTGATGCTTGGTAGATGTAACCTGCGTGACCAAATGCTCTGTCAGCATAGCTCACAACAATCGTTGGCTTTGGCAGGTGCTTCAGACATTGAGAAACAAAGAACGACCTTGAGTTTTTTGGAAGGTCATCATTTGTGATTAATCTGTTTAGTTCGTAAACTAAATCCATATAGTCATCACCAAAAACAGACTTCTTCATTGTAAGCGGTACGGCATTGCCAAATGTGCATACACCGACCAAGATGTCCGAATCAAACAACCCGAAGGAGTAAGTAAAAGAGGTCATTCTTTTGAGATAGTGCTTCTTTAGAATCCACTCCTTACACTCATCCTTTGATACGGGCTGAACGATTAAGTTCATTTCTTAAATGTTGCTTCGTACCATTGGTCAAAAGGCACGCGAAGCAAGGCATCGTGGTAGGCCATACGCAAGGTGACTTTCTCAATAGTTTCAATGTCTTTGAGGATTGACTCAGATATGTCTACTGACTTCAGCTCTCGGAGTAGTTGGGATATAGTTTGGTATTTCATTTGATTGGTTTTAATTATTCTTCTGATGCGACTTGAGTTGCCCAGTTCATCCACTTAATGTAGATGTCATCGGCAAGCTTTGGGGCTTCTCCATAAATGGAAGTAGTAGGGTAAGCTATGGTGTTAGTGTAGCCATCCTCATTGTAGGTCTCCTCAACATAGGTGATGTCCATCTCGTAGTTGTAGAAGTCAGCAACGTGAACGTAGCCGAGCCACTTGGCAAGGATTTCATCGCTATTCTTATTGTCGGGGTCGTAGTCCTCAAGGGCATCCCAGTAAGACTGTGGTAGTAAGTCGGCATCTTCAAGCCAAAACTTTAGGTCGTTGTATGTGAATATCATATCCCAAGAAGTTCAAGAGTCCATAGGTATGCCCAAAAGGTCAGCGCAAGAGCGCAGAAGTAGGCCGTGTTTTTAAGTAGTAGTTTCATTCTGATTGGTATTAAATGTTCTCCAAATGTAATACAACTTTTTGAATTACCAACACTCCAATAAAAAATAAACAAAAAAAAGAGGGCTACTGCCCCCCTTCATATTCACATAGCAATTTGCCTTATGTACGAGTCGTGCTTAATGATTTCACTTAATGGTGGAATCCACCCAATGGCATTATCATCGCCCGTTGCAGAATTGCCTACGGACTTGTATGTGGAGTTTACCAGATGAGCGCAAAGTTTGGCTCTGTCAAAAACATAGGCAATGTCATTTTCTGATTTTAGAATATAAATATAATAATCAGATTTGCTTGCAAGTATGCCAGAGTCTTCATTGCGATTTGTGTTCTTGTATTCTATGTAGATATTGGGTTCGGTAGGTGTGCCACGTCTTGTAGCCCAATAGTATGCCTTCTCATCATACTTTATCTCAAACGTGATTACTAAACTTTTCTTTGTTGCTTTAATATCCCAATCATAAAACTTTCTCGGAGGAGCCTTTTCTATTTCATAACCAATAGATTCAAGGTAGGTGCTAAATTTTGCCTCACCTATGGTTCCTGCTTGATTCATCAGTAAGCGTTGTATAATGTCTCAAGCTCCTGCAACCTACCACGAAGACAAGAGCCGCAGTTGGTTGGCTTTACGGAGTCTTTGAATACTCGGTTGTAGATTCTATTCACTTCCGTCTGCTCAATAGCGGTGACGGTGTTCCTGCCGCGCATCTTGCCGACAAACTCGTATTCTTCTTTGGTCAAGCATTCGGGCTTCCTGTACCTAAATAGCTTGTTCAGTTTCTCCTTACGCGCATCGCAACCGCAGTCAACGCCAGTTGCTTCGCTGAACCAATCAACCGCAGCCTTGATGCCTGTGGCAGTTGTGATTTGCTCAATGGTATCACCCAAGCCGCTTGGCTTCTTTGTACGCTTGGTAGGTGTCTTGGCAGTCTTCTTGGATTCGCTCTCTTGCATTTTTTAGTGTGTTGAAAATTGAACGTGCTGAAATCTTTGTCTCATCCGCTAAAGTACGGATGCTCATATCGGTGTTGTGGTATAGTGCAAATATCTTTTTGTCGTACCAATGCCAGTCAGTTTGGGTTGACCACACCCTGTCGTAGAGTTGGATGAGTTGCACCTCTGCATCTTCGTTGGCCTCCTCGTAGATAAACTCCTCAAGGATGTCTACGTCTACAAATTCAAATCTTGCCCTCTGGCGCATCAGGGTGGCGTACATATTGCGCAGCGTAACGTACACGAAGAAGGTGTTGACCTCCGTTTCGTTGTACATTATTTTCTCTGCGTCATCCACATATTTGTACAACCTAACGTACATTTCCTGTACAAGCTCTTGGGCAAGGTCATCACTCGCCCCGAAGCTCTTGCACATCCGAATCCAGTCCGTCTGTCGCTTTGCTAATACTGCGAGGAGTCCCAAGTGATTTCTACAATTACAACAAACAGAGCAAATTGCACCGTGTGCATCACAATATCTTCCTCAAGGTAGTCGGTCTTTGACCAGTTAGCCCCTACGATAAGCCCATAGATGGGGTAAAGTCCTACGTTAAAATTCATCAAATGTGCGTTTAAGAGTTAGATACAATTCCTTGTATTTAGATAACTCCGCAACGACTTCATTGAGTTTATTTAATTCCTGCTCCATTGCCTCAAAGTCCGGCTTGTCAATGCAGGCCATCGGGTTTTCCTCAAGAACGCAGCAGGCTACCTTGTAGTAGTGCTGATAGTCCCCGTAGATTAGGCGGTCTTTGTGCATCCTTACTGCATAGGCCACCGAGCTATGGTCTTTGTCTATGGCCTCACCTAACTCGTGAAGCGTGGCGTGGTTTCGGAATGCTGATACGAATGCTGCTCTTGCGGTACTTTCTTTATGCGCACGGCTTCCATTGTCTTGAAACCCCAGACGGGCATAGTACTGTTCTTTACTAACTTTTAATTGGCGTATTTCGAATGGTCTCATTTGCATTTGCAGTGTTTAGCCCTGCCCTCTTTATGATTGGTTATTATCTTGGTAATTGGCATAGTGTAGTGCTTGTGGTCCGAAAGTCTTTTGAACTTCATCTCACTCGCCCATTCCACTAAATTGTCATCCTTGTCTTGGATTATGGTGTAGTCCACCACGAGGTAATCCACCCCATCTACTGCAAAGCATTCGTACTTCTGAAAGGGGGATAGAATCTGCTTCATAGCGTGTCCTCTATTATCCCTTGCAGGCGTTGTATCTCGTAAATCATTTGCTCGCTATCAATGCGCAGCTTTGCGTTGGCCAAGTACATCTCGTTCATCTTGCCTTCGGTGAACTGGCGGTAGTCAATAAACTGCTGCAAGAGTAGGTCTGCGTAGTGGCAGCTCATAACGTGGTGCAGGATGTCATCTTGTACCTCTCTGCCTTTTGCTTTGTCTGCTGCTTGCTGCGCCAACCACATCGCAGTACCCGCAAGCATTAACTGCTTTTCGCGAATGTAGAGGTCGTGGCTATCGTCAGAAGGGTACATCAGTCGCAGGCGTTTCATCCATTTTAATTGGCAGCAAGTTACGCCCGTTTATCACAAAGCCAACATTTCCCAACACGCTCTGCAAAACAAGCGGAGTTTCAAGGGGCGTGATGCGCCCACCGGATTCCATCTCCTTGACCTTCCTAACGTGGATTTGAGTGTATATCCAGTCAGTCTCGTGGGAAGCCTGCCTATGTATCACAACTACACAGTCGCTGCGGTTGCCCCACTTGGAACCCCCTTCAATATCCGCAGTATTTGGGGGCATCGCCATACCCTCGTACTTGTGGCCTTTGTAGAATGTCTTGCGCATTGCCTCTGTCACAGGGTGAGCGTTTACGATAGTCGTGACGTTGTTCTGATGTGCGAACACCCGAAGGGCAGAGGCTACCTCGTAGTGGTATTCGTGCATCCCTGTCTTGCCTAATTTCTTTTGGTCTGTTGATAGGGAATTGTAAGGGTCAATTAAAGCGCCTGTGTAGTTCCACTCGTTCTTGATGGAGTTCATTACCTCAAGAAGTTCAAAGGCGGTAAAGAGCCGATTGCCGTCTATGAATTGGAAGTACTCGTTGATGAAGTCAAGCTTGCGGTACATCATACCCTCATCAATCCCTTGAATCGGTTTGCATACCAAGAACTCAATGAGCTTGCGCTTGAGGCTTGGGACTTCGTTCTCTGCGGAGTATATCAGCCACTTCTTGCCGAAGTTGTACGACTGCAAGAGCATAAGATAAAGCAGCGTGTGGGTCTTGCCCACGTTAGCGTGGCCTACTACTACGACAAACTCACCATCTTTGAGCCGCAGGTATTGGTCTACTTCATAAACACCGAGCTTGCCGGTATCGTAGTATTTGCCCTTAAGGGCTCTCTGGAGATATGGTAACGAAGATTCGTTAGATAGTAGGTCGGGATGTATCATTGATTCTGATTGGTGAGCAAATATAACAAAATAATTGACATAAAAAAACCCCTCCGTAGAGGGGCTTCACACAACGACCTAATATAAAACCAATCAGAAAGGGTCGTTGCGATTTGCGAAATGCTCGGTGTGTGATGCAGGAGCAGCACTCTGCCCTGTCATCCAAGCGTTAAAGGTCTCTGCGTTGGCAAGGATGGTGTTGACATCGTGTTGTGCAGCACAAGCGTACTCAACCGCAGCCTTCAAAGCAACCTGTCGGATGATTGAAAGTGAGCGCTCATCGTTATTTTTAGGCGCAGATGGAGCTGATTGGTTATAGCCTCCACCACCAAAAGCATTGGCTCGTTGGATTTTCACCGTACCCTTTTCGTTCTTGGTGTACTCCACGTCTTCGCCTACGGCATAGGGTGGGGTCTGTGATTTGGCAAAGGCAGTACCGAAGTCGCCATTGTCGAAGCGAACCTCAAGCTTGAATAAATCTTGCCATTGTCCGGTGGGGGTGATTGAAATAATTTTTGACATAATAGATTGGTTTTAGATAAATAGAATTGATTGCTGCTCTAAAACATCAATACGAGCTTGAAGCTCTTGTATCTTGTTTTGAAGTGCTTGGATTTGTGCTTGTTGCACTTGCACCATCTCGGTGTAAACGTCTGAACTGAAAGATAAAGTCATAACTGATTGGTTTTAAGTTATGCAAATATACAACTTATTCTAATACCAACAAACCTGTAAAGGTTATTTCTGCCGTGTCTTTTGAAATTGTTGTATCGTGTACCAACTTTAAGGAATGAACATACTTGCGCGAGTCATCCTTCACGCCACCCCAAGTCTTAAATGTGTCAAGGGCAAACTTCACCGCCATTATCGCATTGTCAATATCGTATCGGTAGTTGACCCGGCAATGGATGTGGACATCCTTTATCTCTTGCAGGTCATATTTCTCAAGCTGCGACATCACCTCCTTTGATACCAACTCCTTTGCCTTCACACGGGCAGTCCAATGCTTGGATGCGTAGAAGGCGTTGAGGCTTGGAACCTTGCCTACGACAATCTTGTAGGTTAATTGTCGGGTATCAGGTAGCCGCATTGGATGGCGAAATGCAGGTCTATCTTGGCAATCTCACCCAGTAGCTCTTGTTCTTTGTATTTCGCCTGTTGGCGAGCGTTGTATGAGGCTTCGCAGTTAGACATCAGCGTAGCGCACTCCTCAAGGATGAAGTCTATTTTCCTGCGCTTGGCTGGGTTAGTATAGTACTGCATACTTTCCTGTTGTTGTTTGGCTTCCTTCGCTTGTTGCGCTAATGGTTTGCTGCTCATCTTGGCGTTCAAGTTCAAAATTTAGGTGAGCGATGGCTTTTCTGATATCATCGCAGATAGGGTTGTGAGGTTTCTTGCCTGCACGCATTAGGTAGGTGAG